GGGGTCCAATTACAGTACTTGGTATTGACTTCCGAGTACAAAGCCCAGTTCTTCCCGAGCTGCTTAAAGTGTTTTGCTTTCATTCTTGAAAATTTTTAATTTCGTATGCGCGAGTGCCGTCCAGTATTTGTAGGTCAAGAGAAGGCCCAATTTGGCACCAGTTCTACTGGACCAATTTTCCTGGACCAATTTGGCACCAGTTCTACTGACTCTGTCAGTTCTACTGACTCTGTCAGTTCTACTCGCCTACGACTTCTTTTTGAACTTTTGAATCCGTCTCTCCGCTCTCTCCATCTGTTTGATGGATCTGTTCAACTTCCGTTTGGGGCCGACCCACCATTGGCGGATCCCCCCGAAAATCGCGAACAGGCCGATAATGGCCAACAGGTAAATTGCAATCATTTTCTACGCCTCCTTTCTAATTTGTTTTGTAGTTTGCGGACCTCAACCCAGTCCTCGTGCCGCATCCATTCCGGACGGGACAGCAGACTCTGCTGTCCACGTGCTATTCGCATGGTGGTCTTTTTCAATTTGCGGGCGTAGTCCAGGACCTCCCGCTCCTCTTTTGAGTAGATCCCCAGCCATCGCCGGAACACTCCAAGTTTCCCCGTTGGGGGTAGCCCCAACTTCTCAGTTTTTTCCATAATAAACAATATTTGACCAGTAGTAAACAATAAAATTTCTTATTGTTTCTCACCTAAGTGATTGATATTCAATTGATTAGGTCCCCAATTCTCCTCCCGAGAAACAATGTAAACAATGTTTCTGTGCACTCTATTTTGTGATTTTTCATTTCCTAAATTGGTCATAATTTTCCTCATATTTCCTATTCAGGTTTTCCTCCTAAATTATTGTTTACATTGTTTACAAGGGCCTAAACCATTGATATTCAATCGATTATCGAGAAACAATGATTGTTTATTATTGTTTCTCATTGTTTACTGCTGTTTTAATTTAAGTGATTGATTATCAATGATTTGGGATTCTTTCCATTGGAACAATAAACAATAAACAATAGGGGTCCCCCGGATTTTGGGGGAGGGGCTGTCGAGATTTTTGCCAATAAACAATGGAACAATGGTTTGACCAACTTTTGGGGCCGGGAGTCCCCCTGATTTGTAAACAATGGAACAATGGTTTT